GTGCAGGAGTCCTTGGCGTCGATCATCTCGCGTATCCTCGTTGAAACAATGTTGGTGGAGCCACATTCTGCGCAGCGATGCACGACTCCGGCCCCGTGACGTCCGCTGCGCAACTGGAGGTTTTCAGGCCGATTGTCGGACTTGATCCCGTTGATGTGATGCACGGTTTCATGGCGCTCCAGTGTTCGGCCGAGGATGCGCCCCATTACAACTCGATGCTCGAGAGCATAGTTACCATGGCGCAGACCGTTGCCCGGTCCAACCCATACTCGAACATACCCCTGTGCGCTGACATGTCTCCCGCCACGCCATACCCCGGATCGTTCACCGCTTCTTCCGGCATCTCGACACGTGACAGAACAGAAGCGCCCAACACTTTCAGGGCGTGGCTGAAACTCCTTGCCGCAGTGCTCGCACGCCTTCGTGCGATGCTCGTGTTTTCTTTTTGCCTGCTGCGCGCGGCGAACGCTGCATTGCTGTGAGCAACACTTTTGATGAGCGTGCCTTGCGATGAACTCGCAAGCACACACGACACACTGGCGACTCCCGTATGTGCGATCAACCTTCGCCGTATCAGATTGCTCGACACGCTGAGCATCGTGCTGACACTCACGACTACAGAATCGCTTCGTCCGCGCCACGCTCGGCACGAACCAGCGTCTCTTTCCGCACTGTGAGCAATTCCATCGAACACGCTTCACTCGGGCTGGCATAGCATGACTCCGCGTATTTTTCGCAGATCATGCTATACAGTTCCCGGATATGCTTCAACCTCCCGAGGCGTAGCTACAAGTATATGTGAACTGAATACTATCACCGCTGGCCACGTTGATCGCCGAGAACACCGATCGATCCCATAGCGTGCCGCCACCGGTGGCAGCCTGGCTGAAAATGCCGTGCTCGGTGATCGCGGCCGAGCCGTCGAACGTCACGGTGCCGACGCTGCGCGCCTGGTTGGCGGCAGGCTGCGACTTCGTGCCGGTCGCGCGCGTGCTGTCGGGGTTCAGCGCCGTCGTGGATTCGGTCTGCAGCCCGGTGTCGCCCGCGGCTTCCGCATTCGTGCCGGTGCCGACGCCGTGATAGTTGAAGTTGTCGATGACGTTGGCACCGCCGTCCCAGTCGTCGACCAGGTACGCGACGCCGGCGTCCGTGACGACCTTCGTCGAGATGAGGCCGAGGTGCTCGACACCGCCGGTGCCGCGGATGACGGTCGCGTAGAGACGGCCGATCGGTCCGACACTGCTACCGCGAGTACCCCGCCAGATTCCCTTGGCGATGAGACGCACCCGGAGGCAGAACTCACACCAGGCGGAGCGGATCCGATAGCGCAGCGCCATATCGGAGGGGTAGCCGTTGGCATAGAAGCCGTTGCGGCGGATGAGGTAGGTCCGCAGGTCGCCAGCGGCCGCGGCTTTACGGATGAGATTCATGCGTGGTTCTCCAGGTGGTCCTAACTTTTCGGGCGCACGGTGTGGGTGCGGTTCTTCATCGAGGTCCTGAACGTCGTGATGCGCGAGCGCACTCGATAGACGACCGTGAAGACGGACGACGGGATCGAGCCGATCAGCGTGCCGACGATCGTGACGACGCCTGACAGCGTTACCGCCACGAGCTTGGTCAGCGTTCCTTGCGGCGTCACGGATCCGGTGAGCGCCTTCGCGATCGAGCGGCCGAGTGTGCCCGCGCTTGCGACCGATCCAGTCAGCGACTTCATTGGCAGGCGCGTCAGCGTGCCCGAGATCGCGACGGATCCAGTAACCTCCCGCAGGAACACGCGGATCGCGGTCAGCGTGCCGCTCGATGCCACTGATCCCGTGAACGACACTCGCACCTGCTTGAGCAGGGCTCCCGCCGATGTCACGGCGCCTGTCACGCTCACGCTCACGTGGCGGAGCAGTGTGCCTGCCGAGGCCACCGACCCTGAGACGAGCTTGCTGGTCTCCTTGACCAACGTGCCCGAGATGGCAACCGAGCCAGTCAGGTCACGCAGGAACACCCGCAGCGTCTCGAGCGTGGCCGAGATCGCGACCGAGCCGGTCAGCGAGCGCTGCGTCTGTTTCGCTAGAGCACCGGCGATCGCGACCGAGGCGCTCAGCGCTCGGGATGTTAGATTGACGAGCGACCCTGAGCTCGCAACCGAGCCGGTCTTGCTCGTCAAAGTCAGCTTGGTCAGCGTTCCGGCGATCGCCACCGAGCCGTCGAGTGACACGGTGATCGGACCGACAACGGTCTGCGGCACGAACACCGTGTAGCCAGACCGCCATGCGACGTGCCAGGGCAGACGATGAACCGCGTTCCCCGGATATCCGCCGTATGAGTCGTTGAAGCTCATGGCCTATCCGAAGTGACCGATCCAGATCGGAAAGAGCGTCGTCTGTCCTTCCCCGCTGCCCTCAGCAAAAGCGACAGCGATGATCACCGAGCCTGATTCGCTCTCGGAATCGCAGACAGTGGAAGCACCAGACGCGAGGATATAGCTGGCACGAGCAGCTTCGTTACCGACAGTTTGCGTCGAAATGCTCGTCCACCCGGACGATAGAGGCGGAGTGTCTCCGTTATCCCTCACGTCATGCTTGATCACGAGATCGCCATCGACCGTCGTGAGCGTGACGCTCACCGGATTTGAGAACACATCCGCCTGGTAATCGACGTCTCGCCACCCAGAGTCCGCGTCTTTAACGTAGATAACGGAACAGGTGGGGCCGAGAACGACACTGGAATCCCATGCGAGATCGAGAGTCTGACTCCCAGTCGGCGGAGATTCCCATACCGCAGCGAACGTACCGCGCGTACTCGCCGTGTCGTCGAGAACCGCCTGCACATTCGGCGCTGTGCTCGCGAGAGTGATCGTTGCCAGTCCACCCGCGCCGCCGAGATAAAAAGCAGAAAGGACCAGCACTTTCGTGCAGTCTGACGGAATCGTAATAGTCTGACCCGTTGGGTCAGCGCTTGTACCCCAGTTGATTGTTTCCGATCCGATGACGCTCGCGGTCATATCGAGCTACGTGGCTGCGCTAGATCTCTTCCCATGTGACCCAGCCCTGCCATGTCTGGGTCGCGCCAGTCGCGTCGACCGTCTCGAGACAGAGCCGGCCGCCTTCCTCGATGATCGGCATCATCGCGGGCGTGTAGATCATCTGTAACGGGCCGAGCTGCTCCCACTCGTAGTGCTCGAGCACATCGCCAGGCGTGCCGGCTGTCGTGTTGTTGGCGACGAGCGCGCCCGTAATCGTTCCGTCGTCCTGATCGCGCTTGACCTCGGTCGCGGCAGAGCCGCCGGAGCCAGCCGTCGTTCGGCGCAGCAGGCGAAGAGTGATGGCCTCGGCCGACACCTGATTCGAGTAGATCGCGAAGCCGTGCAGCTTGATCTTGTTTGCAGATCCAGCCGTCAGTTCGAAAATATCGTCGCCGGCAGAGCCGGTGCCGATGCTGATCGATACGATCGGCGCGGTAACCATTCGTCCCATGTCGCTACATCCTCAAATTCGTGTCTATCGGTTGCATGAAGTACTTCATGACCTCAGCGCCAGTCAGGTACTGAATCGCTATCGTCACGAAGTCGATCGACAGCGTGTTGGTCGTGTCCGTCGACCAGATCGTGGCGCCGAAGCCGGAGTCATTCACGATCGCCCGAGTGAGCGCCGCGCCCCACAGGTCCGTCACGCCGCCGCTGGTCGAGATCGTCGGACCCGTCGTGATCGTGATCGCGCTCTTCGGCGATCCGATCAGCGTCGGCGTCGTGCTGCTGGCGAGCTGTGGAATGTAGTCCGAGCTGCCGGAGCCGGTCTCCGAGGCCTCGATTCGGACCGTGACGCCACTGATAGCCGACGCTGCCGGGAGGGAGAACCCGTACCCCGACGTGACCAGATAGTCCGTCGGCACCGTGGCCGAGGCGCTGCTGGCGTTGTCCGATACGACGTTTCCCGGGTTCGTCCATGCGGTATTCCCGGCCCGATCGACGTTTGCCCCGGCGGTTGGGAATACGTTACCGGTGTTGGCCATCTAGGCACTCAATGCACCGTGAAAGCCGCCGGCGGCCGCGGCTGGCCGACCGGAGGAATCACCGGCGGCCACTCGCCGCGGTTGTACGCCATCAACATCTGCGCCTTGGGATTGTCATCCCCTAGGCTGTAGTACATGAAAAACGGATGACGGCAGTCCTTGCCGTTGCTGGAAGTGAACTGCATGTAACCGCCCCGTCCTGCAGTTGGGGGCTCGAAGCTCTCCCATAACTCAATCGCGTGTGCGTACACATCGACGAGCTGCTGCGACGTATTCCACATATCGTAGAACTGGCACAGAACTGCGAAATCTTGATTGCCGCCGCCGCCGGTAAGAGTCGTGTGCGATCCGCCCTCGTACATGACGAGCGAAAGATCGCGAGCCTCTGCGCGCAGATTCGCATACTGGAACCAGGCAGACATGGAATCTATGTAAGCAGTTGCGCCAGTGCCGTTGATCTGGTCGTAGACAAAATCTGCAAACCAATCGAGATTTTCGTCGTCGGTATAAAGCCCGCTCTCGATACGATCAGCCAGCTCCGCTTCGGTGACAGACCAATTCGGAACGCCGAGCGAGAAGTAGCCCATGATCGAAGTCGCGTCGAACTCTGTGTAGGGAGGCGTATTGCCTCCGGGAGATAAATTCGGCGTCCACCACGGGCCATCGAGGAAGGCATCGGCAATGGCTAACCACGCAGTCTGCGTAGCGGCCACCCGAACCACTCGCTCTTCCTGCCCCGCGAACACATCGCCAATGACGGCCATGTGTCGCATAGCCTGCACGCCCTCGTACTCCCATACGGAACCTTGCTGAACGCCCAAAACTTTCCAGTCTGGATCAGCGAGCCACTCATCCTGCATCCACGGCCAGACAGCGAAATTGTAGTTCCACATTTCGTTGCCAAGTTCCCAGTACATGACAAGACCGGGGTCAAGGTTCGCCTCGACGTATTCGGCAAGGAAGCGCGTCAAATCCTCGGGGTCTGTCGCCGGACCAACCGGCACCGTTGGGTAGCCCGCCCATGGTTCGCTAGTCGCGAACGGCGTGATCGTGTACCAGGGATTGATCCCAGTCTGGTTCGCTATATCGACGACTTCCTCTATGGAAATTCCTTTCCAGTAGTGAGTCATCGAGGCGGGAGTTGGCCTTCCGGCTTCCGTGTTCAGCAGGCCACCGCCCGCGCTCTCGCCCGGAGCACCTTCAGACCCCGGCCCGTTGACCTTGGTCAGGTCCATGAACCTCATTGTGCCGACCGAGCCGAACTTCTCCAGCCAGAGCGGCGACATGATCTGACCCGCCTCGAATAGGTGTTCCCATTCGACGCGGTACAGGTGCATATCGCGCAAGTGATCCGTCGGATCGATATTGGTGACGTTGATGCCAACGCCGTAATTCCCGTCTACCTCCATCACCAGATCAAACTCGATCCAGTGATCACCCTCGACTACGTTTTGGATGACGTTCGGGTAAAAACGGTTCAACACTGAAACGTCCGCAGTGCCTTCCCAGATCAGCTTGTACCGGCCCTCGAAAGTCTGATCTTGGTAGACGAAATGCGACTGGAAGCCGTAGGTGCTGATTGCATCGATACCTTCAGGCAAGCTGTAGAGATCGGGCAGCTCTGTCGGATACCCGCCAGCGTCAAGGTGTGCATCCACAAATTCCTGTGCTTCAGGATCTTGGACAAAGATGATGTCGTAGTTCCCCGGCGAGTATGGGTGCTCCGCCATGTAACCGGCTTGCCACTGGATGAAGCCCTTCATCTCGTCGATGAAAGGGTGCTCCATGTTCCACGGAGCATTGGTCAGGCCGACGCCGAGCCTGCCCGTCGAATTCGGGACGCCATCCTGCGCCCACGACGGAACGATTGAAACGGCTGCCAGCAGGCAGCCCAGAATGCGCCTCACCGCACCGTGAACGTCGACGGCTGATTCGGCTGTCCGACGTGCTTGACGCTCGAGGAATTCGAAGCGACCGACTCGATGCCGCCGATCACGACGGAATAGCCGACGCAGACGTACGTGCCCGGGCGCGCGATCGCGCCGGCCAGGGTGTGCGTCTGGGCCGTGCCGACGCCGCTCGCGGGGATCACCGCGGCGACAACCGGATCGCCGTTCCGCGTGCACTCGACGCGCAGTCCCGTGAGATCGCCGGCCTCGATCGCCGAGCCGTCGGTGTAGGTGCTGGCGTTCGTCCAGCTCACGGTGAGATCGCGCGGGAACGACGGGCCCTGGGCGAGGGCCGCGTCGGTCATGAGCAGAGCGGCAAGGACGATCAGTGCTGTTCGCAGCATGGTTTGCTCCATGAAAAAAAGCCCGCGCGAAGCGGGCGAACGGTTTGCCAACCGGGGGAAACAGAAAGGCCCGCGATTTCGCGAGCCTCAGAAACGACGAAGCCGGCGCTGGGCCGGCTCTGTTTTCGCGCTCTCTGCGGAATTTCGGGGCGAGATCCCCCTACCCCCGCATTAAGCGCTCTCCACCCGCACGGGTGGGCGAGGTGAATGTACCGCACCTGATTCGCGGAATGCAAGCTGTCGCGCAACCTCCTTGACCGCGGCGCGCCACCGGTCGCGATAAGTTGATTCATCCATCCGCAGTTCCCGAGCCGCAATCCGGTGCGGCTGCTCGTAGACATACGTCCGGTAGATCGGGATCTGCATCCAGCCGGCGAGCGAGCGAATCACCTGCTCGACCTTGGCTGCACTTGCGGAGAACGTCACGCGAGTTTCGTGCATGGTCCTCGAGTGCTTGCCGAGAGCTGTGACCGGCAGCTCGACGCGGCCCGTCGCCTCGGCAAAGTCCTTGCAGTCGACGGTCTCTTTGCGCCTGTGCTGATCGGCGATCTTCGCCTTGATCGCGTCGCGGCGCCGCTTCCGATCCTCGCGCTCCTGACGGCGAACGTGCGCGGCGACTTGCGAAAAATTGGAGACCGTCGGCAGGCCGAGTGCTTCGCTGCTCATGCGGCAGAACTTTCCCCACTCCTCGAGGCGGAGTTCGGCGGCTTCGAACAAATCGGCTTCTGGATCAAGCGTGCGTACGGCATTCATCAGACCGGCAACCCCTCTGCGTAATCGTCCAATTCATCCATCTGGCTCGGCAGCACGATGTTCGGGAACGCGGCCTCCACCTTCCGCTTCCACTCGTGCAGGTTGTCGTTCTCGATGTTCAGGCGGCGGATAGTCGCGGCCTGACGATCGATCATTTCGGCCATCTCGCCGCCCGTCATCACGGCACCGTCGGCACGCTTCACTAGCTCATCTCCTGCACTTTGACGATTCGATATCTGATTTCTGGATCGGTTTCTTTATCTCGCAATTCGGCCAATCGACGCCTCGCACGTTCGACGGAGCGGAATGACGAACCGTAGACAAACCACGCGCGGCGTATCGGCACATACCTGAATTCGATGCGGTATTCCGGCTTGCCGACGGTCACGATGCGTACTCCACTCGCCCGGCTGGTAGCACTGGGCGCAACCCGATCACTTGCAGCGCTTCTTCCGCGCTCATGACAACAAACCACGGGCCGGGCCATGAGGCGCGGAATTTTTTTTGCGCCTTCGTCAGCGCGTCACGTTTGCCTGGCACCTTGACCTCGATCAGCCAGTAGACGCCACGAAACCAGCACAAGAGGTCGACAGGGCGCTCTAGCGGCCACACTGCGCAGCCTGCCGCCTCCAGCGCCCGCACAATCTCAGGCTGGTTGGCGTCCATGTTGTCGCGGCGGGCGTAGTGGTTCATTCCTTCACCGTCGCAAACCACTCCGCCTGCAGCTGATTGATCTCGCGATTCGCTTCGCGGAAATCCTGCCGCGCCTGCTCCACGTGGAACTCGTGCATGCGTATCTCCGCGCTCATGCCGAAACGGTCTCCGATGTTCGCGAGCGTCTGCTCCGCGTGCTCTCGCTTGAGTCGATATAGTCTGTGCTCGGCAATCGCGATGGCGCGGACCCGGCCCCAAAAGGCAATAGCGGCCTCGATCCCCGTTCGAACCGCTTCGCGTTCTCCAGGGCCGAGCACGTCGGGCACCAGTGATCCCCGTTCTGCTGGATCAACACTGATTTGCCGAGGGGTTGCTGACATTGGTCACAATTCTGGCCACGCATCGACGCACGGCTCGCAGATCGGCATCCCGCAGAATTCGCCGGCCGGCGTTCCCGGAATCTTCTTGTCGCACTCGTAACAGATGCCATCGCTGATGTATCTCTTCTTCTCGCGCTCCATGCGATGGGCGTAACTGGCTATCTCGAAGTCGATCACACAGGAGCTACCCACTGCGCCTCCGCTTCGCGAACGCGATAGTGCGAGACTTCACCCAGCGCCGCGTCTTGTCCGTTGCCTCGATGGTCGGCAGGTTTCGCCACTTCCACGCCGGCCACTGCTCGAACTTTTCCTTGTAGAGGCACGCGGCGCGCTTCGGATGCCAGTCGCCTTCCGCGGCCATGAACATCAGTTCCTGATAGAACGTCCGCTTGTCAATCCACTCCTGAATCCGCGACTGAGTGATCTCGACGAGATCCGCCTCGACGTGCTGCACGTCCTTTTTCGGCTGCGGAATCTGCCAGCCACATTTCGGGCAGAGCGGCGAGCGCTTGAAGATGTGGCCGCACGATTGGCACGTGACCGGCTTCTCTTTGCGCTCGCCCTTTTCGAATCGCGAGCTATCCTGCACTCGCCGACCGGGCGAGAGCTGCCACGAGTATTCGTCCTCGGCCATGCCGAGGCGCGTGACGTTGCCGGCGTGATCGAGCACGAGGCAGTGATCTTTCCCTTCTGCCGGACGCAGTCCACGACCGAGCATTTGCAAGTGCAACGGAATAGATTTCGTCGGCCGCGCCAGAACGATGCAATCAACCGTCGGCACGTCGAACCCGTAGGCCGCAACCATGACATTGCAGAGCACCTGGATCTCGCGCTCGCGAAACCGGCTGATGATCTCCTGCCGATCCGATTCGATAGTGCCGTTCGTCACGACGCCGACAGTCACGCCCTCTCTCTGGAAGCGCTCGGCCAGTGCGTTCGCGTGGCGAATGTCGACGGCGAAAACGATGCTGTGCCGATCTCCTGCAAGGCGCATCCAGTTCGCAACGACATCGCCGACGAGCATCGGATCTGAATTCAGATCGCTCGATTCCTGCTGGTTGTAGTCGCCGGCCGTCGTTCTGACCTTCGACATATCGGCCATCGTGCCGCCGTAGTAACGGCCCGGAACCAGATACCCCTCGCCGATCAGCGTCGGGATCGACACGATCTCGAGCAGCGCAGTGAAGTAGTCTCCCAGTCCCTGCCCTCCGGTTCTGGCCGGCGTCGCCGTGAACCCGATCACCTTGCTGTCGGCGTAGTACGGCAAAACTCGCTCCAGCATCTTTTTCGACAAGGCAAGATGAGCCTCATCGATCAGCAACAGCTCAGCAGTCGGAAACCACGACGCCGAACGCTTCGACCTCTGAACCAGAGTCGGCCAGCACACGACCTGAATCGGCTCGTACCGCCGGCAAGTATCGGCGCCCATGAGAATGCCAGGCTCGTGCCCGAAAGCTCGTATCGTCTCGACCGTCTGCCAGAGGATTTCCTGCCGAGGCGTCAGTAGAGCCGCGCTCATGCCCTGACGCGCCGCACGGTCGATAAGGTTCGCAGCGACCACCGTCTTGCCTGATCCCGTCGGCGACACCACGACCGGGCGCTCGCCTTTCATCGCGCTATCCCAAGCGCGATCGCTCGCCGAATCCTGGTATGGGCGAAGGACGAAGCTCACGCAACCTCACCGATGAACTTTGCCCTGGCCGCTGCGCTTGCCTTGTTCCACGCCGAGCGCAGCATCGAATAGCCGTGCTCGTCGGCGGCAGTCCACTCAGGGTCTTTTGGCTTTGACGACTCGCGAACCTGCTTCGCGACTTTCTTCTGCTCATCGGTCAGCGGCTTCTTCTTGCCGATGTTCTTCGTCTCTATGGTAGAGACGTTGCCGTGCTTGTCCTTGCGCTTTCGCGTCGTCGATCCGCGGTTGATTAGTTTTGATCGTTGCGAACTGACAAAGGTATTGCTGACTCGACACTGGCGGGCGATCTCTCGATCCGTCCACTTCGACCACTCCGGATCGCGTAGCAGCATCTCGACGGCGTGACGCTTGTCGTCGTTGCTTCGGTTCAGTCCGTGCTGCTCGTTCGCGCCGACTGCGTACAGGATCGCGGATCGTTGCGCCGGCTCGCCGTTGATGGCGTCCTTGACCTCGACCTCGATGCTGTCCTGGCCGAGTTTCCTCACGGCCCCGAGGCGGTGGAATCCGTCGCCCAGGTAGTAGCTCGATCCGTTCTTGAAAACGACTACCGGGGGGAATACCGCGCCGAGTTTCATCGCTTCGGCGTATCTGTCAGCGAGGCTTTCGCTGTACTGCCGAGCCTGAGTTGTTCCCTCAGCTACCAGATTCGATAAGGCAATCTTCATAATCTTCCTCTTCAAGCCATGCGGCTAGATCCAACCCCTGAGCACGGCCCCCCATCCCCCCATGCGGAGGAATGAGGGGCTATCCATGCGGCTGAGTCCGTACCCCGTCGCACATGGCCCGTCAGGTTTGTTCCGCGCCTGACGGCTTAGCCCCCTCGCGGTGCCTTGTTTTTACGAGTCGGCTCTCTCGGTCACTGTCAACGTTGACAGTGAGAATTCAGTCCGCCGCGATCACGGCGAACACGATCAAAAGGCACACAACCACAACGACCTGCGTCGCAATCCGCCCGATCCTGTCGGCGCGTCGATAGAAGTCGTTCATGCGAACAGCCCCGGAATCACGACGCCGAAGACGTACGCGGCAGCAATCGCGCAGGTGATGAAGAAAGCGGCGCGGGCGAGTTGGCTGGCAGCGACTTTCAAGTTATGTCTTGCTTCGATTTGACGATTTGCTGAACAAAGTCGTATCGGCCCCTGCAAGAGCGCCGAGCGGGTTAGGCTCGGCGCGAATTCAAGCGGCTTGGCTGTCGTCCCAGATGTCAGGGCGAATGCCGGAGAGCGTCAGAACCTGATCGCTTTTCTTCACCATGCGGCGAGCCATTTCGGGGCTCGCCTTGCGGTGACCGTTTGCGAGCTGGGACAGGTAGGCAACACTCGTCCCCAGCTTCTTAGCGAAGTCCCTGCGCCCTTTGGCATCGAGGGTAGAGAAGTAATCCTTCAGGTCCATGCGAACGGACCATAGCAGATAGCTATTGCCTGATGCAATAGCACCTTGCGTGTTTAGCAGGCTGCTATAAGTTGCGAGGATTACGTGATGGAAAGAATAGAGCGCCGACGAAAGCGCCTGCAGATGCTGATCAAAGAAGCTGGAAGCCAGCCGAAGTTGGCGGAAAAAGCCGAGCGATTCGCTGGGGATCTAACTCCGACCGCGAACTGGATCAGCCAGCTCATGAACAGTCGGCCCATCTCTGACGACTATGCCGCAGTTTTCGAGCGCGCGATGAATAAACCAGAAGGATGGCTAGACCAATGGCTGCCAGAAGAAGGAGCGCTTGACCCTCCGGCTACGCCAAAGGAAATCGATTTGATTGCGATCCTTCGCAAGCTTCAGGATTTCGACAAGGGCCAGGTCTATCGCGAAGCTGCTAAGCTTCTCGACGCCAGCGCCCCTACAGATGCCAAGGACCGGCAAGTCTGTTAGATTCTGGTCAAATCCATGACCTACTAGATAAAGACTAAGACGAGAGAGAACAGAGAATGAAATGGCTCGTCACGATCTCGGTTGGGTTCATCATTGTCGTTATCGTGGCCGCGAACAACAGCGCGCCGCCGCGCGAAACTCGAGAAACGCGACCCCCGCAAGACAATGACAGTCTGGTCATCGCTGATGCGGTCTCGGCTTGTAAACGAGCCGTCACCCCCAGACTGAAGTCACCGTCAACAGCAGAGTATCCGCCACTGCATAGATGGGAGGTGCGCGTGAACGAAGCAAAGACCATATACGCCACCATTGCCTACGTCGATGCGCACAACAGTTTCGGCGCAATGTTGCGCACTGAGGTTGGCTGCCAGCTCTCTAGGAATGGCAACATCTTCACGGTAACGAACGTCATCATCGACGAATAGCCAGCCGCTAACCGCCTCGCAAATAGCAGGACGCTATTGACTCAGCAATAGCAGATTGCTATTGTCCGGCCCATGAGCACATCGGGCCGAATTCCTACCACCACATTCGTCGTCGACGACTCGATCGCGCTTGTCACCCTCGTCCGCGCCCTCGCCTCCGCCGGCCTGACCGTCACCGGCGACCGCCGCGGCGGGCTGGTAGTGACGACGCCCGAGCGGGCCGCCCAGTTTCACGGTCGCGACTTGCGCGCTGCCTGCGCCGATACGAACCCCTCCCTTGCTGACATCGGTGCGGGCGGCGCGCATTCCGAGCAGGAGGAGTGGAGGCAGGACGATGACCGGCAACGCGCGAGAGACATCAACGCCGAGCGACGGCTGCTCGGATTTTGACCACACAGGGGGAACCATGATCCGCGAACTGCTCCGGCAGAAAGAACCGATCCTGCACTTGAAGCCTTACATCGACCCGCGGCAGCCGAATCCGCAGCCTGCCGACGCCGAGCGCCGCGACACCGACTTCGAGCGCGAGTATCGCGAGGCCATGGATCGCAACCCGAAGGAAATCAGACGGAGGCACGCAGCATGAGCGCAATCATCGAGCACAAAACCGAGGCACTGCCCGCGACCGTCGTCACCCCGCTGGACATGCTCGCCCGAGCCGTCGAGCGCGGCGTCGACGCAGACACGCTGCAGAAGCTCATGGATTTGAAGGACCGCCACGAGGCTGGTGAGGCGCGCAAGGCTTACGTGAAGGCCATGGCCGCATTCAAGGCTGAGCCGCTGACGGTCGAGAAGGGAAAGCACGTCAAGTTCACGACATCGAGAGGCGTCACCGAGTACGACCACGCGACGCTCGCCGATGTTGTCGACGCCTGCGCAAGCTCGCTCAGCAAGCACGGACTGTCGCATAGATGGGAAACCGCGCAGGCCGAGAAGATCATCACGGTGAGCTGCATCATCACGCACGAGATGGGCCACAGCGAGCGGACCACGCTCTCGGCGAGCCCGGACGACTCAGGCGGAAAAAACGCGATCCAGGCTGTCGGCTCGACCGTCAGCTATTTGCAGCGCTACACCCTGATGGCTGCCACCGGACTCGCTGCTCACAACATGGATGATGACGCGCGTAGCGCCGGGACCGTGGAACGGCTGAGCGCCGAGCAGATCGCGAGCCTCGAGAAGCTGATCGTGGACGTGAAGGCTGACCGCCCGAAGTTCCTCAAGTGGGCCAAGGTCGAATCCATCGAAGCGATACCGGCGAAAAGCTACGACGCCTGCGTTCGCAGCCTCGAGAAAAAGCGGAAGCAATGATGGAGGTTTTCGCCAAACTGCAGCAAGGCACGCCGGAATGGCACGCCACGCGCGCCGGGATTCCGACGTGCTCGGAGTTCGCGAAAGTCATCGCCGGCAAGGGGCCTCGCGGCGGAACGTCCGGCAAGGAATACATCGGGCGGACCAAATACCTATACCGACTGGCCGGCGAGGTCATCACCGGGCAGGCCGAGGCGACGTACTCGAACGCGCACATGGATCGCGGTACCGAGAACGAAGGCGAGGCGCGCGACCTGTACGCCATGCTCCGCGATGTCGAGCCGCAGCAGGTCGGATTCATCCGGAACGGCAACTGCGGCGGCTCCCCGGATTCCCTGATCGGCAACGACGGCATTCTCGAGATCAAGGACGCGATCGCCAGCGTGCAGATCGAGCGCCTTCTAGCGAACGTCCTACCGAGCGAGCACAAGGCTCAGTGCCAGGGCTTGCTCATGGTGTCCGGACGGACGTGGCTGGATTTCATGAGCCACAGCCGCGGCCTGCCCCCGCTGATCGTCCGCGTCGAGCGGGACGAACGCTACATCGCCGAGCTTCGGGTCTCGGTCAACGAATTCTCAGACGAACTTGCCGCGCTGGTCGCGCGAATCAGGAGCATGTGAATGACCACTCAGATCCAGGAATACAGCAAAACCGAGGCCGCGCTCGCGGAGCTTCGGAGCCGCTACGCCAATGCCGCTTTCGATGTCGATTCGGCCGACGGCATGAAAGCAGCGAAAGAGGCCAGAGCCGAGGTTCGCGGATACCGTACCGCGCTCGAGAAGATGCGCAAGGACATCAAGGGCCCGGCGCTCGAGCGCTGCCGCCTGATCGACGACGAGGCGAAGCGGATCACCGCCGAGCTGGTCGCGATCGAGGAACCGATCGACGCCCAGATCAAAGCAGTCGAGGCGCGGAAGGAGGCGGAGAAGCAGGCGAAGATCGACGCGGAACTGCGGCGGGTCCAGGACATCCAGGACCGCATCGCCGAGATACGCGGCGCCGTGCCCGCGGTCAACTCGATGGCGGCTCCGTCCTCGACGCTGATCGCCGAGCATATCAGCGACGTGACGGCCATCGTCATCGATGCGACGTTCGCTGAGTTCCGCGATACCGCAGCCGACGCCAAGATCGCAGCACTCTCGACCCTGAAGGAACTGCATACCGCCGCGCTGGCGCGCGAGGCCGAGCAGGAGCGCATCCGGCAGGAGCGTGCCGAACTCGAGAAGCTGAGAGCCGAGCAGGCGAAGCGCGATGCCGCCGCGGCCGCCGAGCGCGCCGCCAAGGAGAAGGCCGAACGCGAGGCCCGAGAGGCTGAGCAGCGCGCCGAGCGCGAGCGTCTCGACGCCGAGCGGAAGGCTCAGGAAGGCGAGCGTCGCCGACTTGCCGCAGAGGCAGCCCAGCTCGAGGCGGATCGCAAGGCCCTTGCCGCTCAGCAGGAGCGCGAGCGCAAGGCCAAGGAGGACGCCGAGCGCGAAGCCGCGCGCCTCAAGGCCAATGCAGAAGCTGCGGCGCGCAAGGCCAAATTCCCAGGTATCCCAGCGATCGTCGCAGCGCTCGCCGAGCACTTCGATGTGCAGATCGAGGTCGCCGAGAAATGGGTCAACGAGCTCCGCAAGCAGGAGGCCGCATAGATGGCACGCCGACGAATCTGCGCGAAGGTCGATACCTACGAAAAGGACGGCCAGACCAAGGGGAAGTATGTCGAGGTCGGCGTGATTCTCTCGGGCGAGAAGGGCGACTACATCCTCCTCGATCCGACGGTCAGTCTATCGGGCCTGCTCGTTCGCCAGCGGCTCATGGACCCGAAGAAGGCCGGCAAGACCATCATCTGCAGCATCTTCGAAAGCGAGCAGAAACAGAAACCGCAGACGCAGCAGGCCGGGCCGCCTGACGAGTTCGACGACGAGATCCCGTTCTGACCATGAACGAATTCATCCTGCCATCCGACAAGCCTTGGGAATCGGCGATCACGACGATGCTGCGCTTCGTCCACGCGCTCGATCACTCGAAGGCACACGTCATCACGGTCGACCGGCTGCGGCGCGAGCGCAGCGACCTGCAGAACCGCGCGCTGTGGGGCGTCGCGTACAAAACGCTGAGCCAGGAAACCGGCAACGAGCCGGAGGACCTGCACACGTACTTCTGCGGCGAGTATTTCGGCTGGGAGGAGTTCGACATCATGGGGCAGCCACGGAAGCGCCCGAAGCGCACGACGACGAAAGACGAGCGCGGAAATCGGGACGTTGTGTCGACGGAAGTCCTGTCGGATTTCTATGGATTCATCCAGCGGCGGGCAGCCGAGACGGTCGGCATCTACGTGCCGGATCCAGACCCAGAGTGGTGGCGAAAGGACGCCGCAGCATGACCAACTTGCGCGATCTCGCAGAAGGCCGCCCATGCCTCGTCCGCGTGCCAGAGTGCAACGGCGGCGGAGCGACGACGGTGCTCGCGCACTACCGCCTGGCCGGATACTCCGGTAATGGTCTGAAACCGCCTGACGTCATGGGCGCGCACGCGTGCTCGTCTTGTCACGACGTCATCGACGGACGCAAGCACATCGAAGGATGGCCGCGCGAACGCGTGCGGCTCGCTCATGCAGAGGGCGTAATGCGAACCATCGCGGCGCTTCACGATGAGGGTCACATATGGACGGACTGAAAGACAACGCAACCGCGTCCTCGACAATCTATTCCCACGAGTGCTGCGGCTGCGGCGGACTCTGCGACGTAGGGCATCCGTGCCCGATGGCATACGCCTGCGAGTGCCGAGCAGAGCCGGGGAAGCACCCTGCGGCCCGTGAGGAATATTGGGACGCGCCACAAGACCCTGGACACACGCGGGCGATGAAGTGGGGGTTTTTCAAGTGACTACCAAAGTCTATTCCTCAATCGAAGTGTGGAGCAACGATTCAGAGGGCGCGCTTGATGCTCTGTGCGATGCGGCAGTGCATTACGCCGAGTTCGTGAACAACCCCGGCAGTCATGGTGGCTATGAACGTCTGAAGGCCCTGAAACAAGCCGCGTGTAATTTCGCGGCCATTGATGCCGCCGAAGTGAGGGAACCGCTGTGACCGAGTCGAATTGAGACAGTGACCATGCGCCGCTACGCCAAACGCCACTACCGGAACATGACGCGCCTCAAGGCCGAGCTGATGCGCGTGCTGTATTTCAATCGGATACTGAACCAACGTCAGATCGGTGAGTTGTTCGGCCTCCGTCAGCACTCCGTATCTCGGATCGTATCCGGGCAGGTATGGCAGTGAGTTACCGCGACTTCATTGCCAAGAAAACCCCGCGCGCCATTGATCGCGGCCTGTCACGCATTCCGAAGCTTTCGGCGCATCTGTTCGACTTCCAGAAGCACTGTGTCGAGTTTGCGCTCCGCGTCGGCGGCTGCGGCCTGTTCCTGGATACCGGCTTGGGTAAGACGCTCGTGCAGCTCGAATACTGCGAGCACGCCAGAGATGCGACAAACGGCAAGGCTTTGATCCTGACGCCGCTGGCCGTGGCTCGCCAGATCGAGGCCGAGGGCAAGCGGTTCGGCTATCCGGTCACGGTCATTCGCGACCAGTCAGAAGCCATCGACGGGATCAACGTCTGCAACTATGACCGCCTGCACCTGCTGACGCCATCCGAGTTCGGCGTTGTCACGCTGGACGAGGGTTCAATCCTCAAGAGCTTCACCGGAAAAACGACGCGATCACTGATCGAATCGTTCGGCGGGTTCCAGTTCAAGATGCCGGCGACGGCAACGCCAGCCCCGAATGACCATATGGAGCTTGGTCAATATGCCGAATTCTGCGAAGTCATGGCCGCGAATGAAATGCTGTCGCGGTTCTTCATCAACGATACATCGCAGGCCAGCCAGCAATGGCGGCTCAAGCGTCACGGCGTCACGGCCTTTTGGGATTGGATGGCGTCATGGTCGAGATTGGCCCAAATGCCGTCAGACCTTGGCGGGAATGACTCTGGATTTGTCCTGCCGCCGATCAAGGTACATCGGCACAAAGCCGCTGAATCAGCGCCGCGAATGACGGGCGGATTGTTCGGCGATGAATCAGTCAGCGCTACCAATCTGCACGACATCAAGCGAGCCACTGCTGAGAACCGGGCGCAGATTGCGGCAGACATTGCGACCAGCGACAGCGAGCCGTGCGTGATTTGGTGCGACACCGATTACGAAGCCGACGCGATCCTCGCGGCTCTAGACGGCATTCCGCGCGTCGTCGAGGTTCGCGGCTCCATGCCGCCAGAAACGAAGGAGCGCAACCTGCAGGCGTTCGCCGATGGATCGGCGCGCGTCATCGTCACCAAGCCGTCTGTCTCAGGATTCGGCCTCAACTGGCAGCACTGCGCGAATACTGTTTTCGTTGGCCGATCCTTCAGCTACGAATCCTGGTATCAGGCTGTTCGCCGTTTCTGGCGGTTCGGTCAAAAGCGCGAAGTGCAGGTGCATATCGTCGTCGCCGAGGGCGAGGACTCAATCGCGCGCGTGATTGATCGTAAGGCTGACGATCACGCAGAAATGAAAACGGCGATGCGCGCCGCGATGAATCGCAATCGCGGAGTCTCAATCGCTGCCCGCTCCCCGTATGAACCGAAACACAAAGGACATTTGCCGTCATGGTTAAGTGCGTAGCCGAAGCCCACGGAAGCAATTGGGCGATGTATCAGGGCGACTGCGTGAGCGTTGCAAGCCAGCTACCCGAAGGCTGCATTGACTTCTCTATCTACTCTCCGCCATTCGGCTCGCTGTTTGTCTACTCGGACTCCGCGCTCGATATGGGCAACAGCTCCAGCGACGGCGAGTTTGCCGAGCACTACGCATTCATGGTCCGCGAGAAGTTCAGGATCACGAAGCCCGGCAGACTGACTGCGGTTCATTGCTCGGACCTTCCCATGACGAAATGGAAGGACGGCGCGGTCGGGATCAGGGATTTCAGCGGCGACATCATCCGTATTCACCAAGAGGCCGGATGGATCTTCCACAGTCGCCGGACGATCTGGAAATGCCCCGTTGTCGAAATGACGCGGACCAAGCACGTTGGGCTTTTGTACAAGCAACTCCGCAGCGACTCCGCGAAGTCTCGCGGCGGGATGCCTGACTACCTCATGACGTTCGTGAAGCCCGGAGAGAACGGCTCAGCGATCACGCACGAGGCCACGGAGTTCCCGGTCGAACAGTGGCAGGAATGGGCGTCGCCGGTCTGGATGGACGTGAACCAGACGAAGGTTCTGAACGTCAAAGCCGCGCGATCCGAGAAAGACGAAAAGCACCTTTGCCCGTTGCAGCTCGACATCATCGAAAGAGCGCTCGTTCTCTGGAGCAATCCAGGCGATACGGTTCTGTCACCGTTCGCCGGCATTGGCTCAGAGGGCTATCAGGCGCTCAAGGCCAATCGGAAGTTCATCGGCATCGAATTGAAGGCCGAGTATTGGCGACAGGCGTGCGACAACCTGAAAGGCGCGTCAGCACAGATTGATGCGTTTACGGCGACGGCATGAAAAACGACCTCAAGCACCACACCTGCTGCGGCCAGCGCAA